AAATTGAAAGAGAAAAAGCACGAGCCGAAGCCGAAAGAATTGAAGCGGAAAATATGGCAAGATTAAAGGCAGAACAAGAAGCAAAAGCAATAATCGAAGCAGAATTAAAGGCAAAAAGAGATGCAGAAATTAAAGCAGAACAACAAAGAATTGAAGCCGAGTTAAAAGCTAAAAAAGAAGCCGAAAAATTAGCAAAAGCCCCAATAAAGAAACAATTGATTATGTGGGTTGATTCTTTCGAATTAAAAGATACAAAAATTGAACACGAAAAGAAAAATCAAATCATTGAAAAATTTGAATCATTTAAACTTTGGGCAAAAAATGAAATAGATAAAATTTAAAAAACGTGGACTAACACAGATATAGTAATATAACTTTGTTTCTTCATTAGTTTTTTGTTTTGAGAAAAAGCACTACCTTTGGCGTAGTGTTTTTTTCATTTACTGAAATTTTATAAAAAATGGCTAAAAATGATGTGTATACTGAATTTATCATCAATAAAATCAAATCGGGAATAGTAGAACCCAAGCATATTATTTCAGAATTTTGCACAAATTTTCATAAAACTGAAAGAACATTCTGGAATCAATGGAAAATAGCGGAAAAAAAGCATACAGATAGCGAAAATTTGATTAAAAAAGAATTTGAAGACAAATATAAGCATGATGTACACGAGGGGCTTAAATTGGCTCTAAATCGAAAAAAGCATAAGCAGGATATTTTAAAGAAAATAATTGATGGTGAGTTGTTAGTTGAAAAAGTCGTAATTGTTAGGGGTGAAATTAAAACTATAATGGCAAAACCTGACGCGCAAGATATAATGAAAGCTATTGATATAGATAATAAGATGGAAGGCGATTATGCCCCTACCAAATCACAAGTTGAATTAAATAATGGAGCTAGTGATATATTTGTTGAGAAATAATGCAAAAACTGTTAAAAGTAGATAGGAATCAATATAGCCAGCACTTTTACAATGTATTAGTCTCAAATCATAGGTATTTAATTCTGTTCGGTGGTCGTGGTTCGGGTAAAACTAATCATATAATATTAAAATTGCTATCATTAACATTCTTAGTAGAGCATATACATATAGTTTACGCACGGCACGAGAAAACAACGCTAAGAGATACTACATTCAAGGATATTGTTAATTATATCCAAAATTCAAAATTTAAGGACTATTTCGATTATTCAACCGCATATAATAGTTCAATGATATTTACTAATAAATTAACAGGTAAACAATTAGTTCCATTTGGGCTGTCAGATGAAGAAAATACAAAGGGGATTAGCGAAGCAACACATATATGGGTAGATGAGGCTGATAAATGTACTGAATCTCAAGTAACTATGATTAACAGCGTATTGCGTACGCCTAAATCTAATAGAAAGCAGTTGATAATTTCATTCAACCCAGTAAGTGAGCGTAATTGGTTACGAAGTTTCTTTTTCTCAGAAAATGACGCGTATAAACCACATGAGAGATTTGGGGATGACATATTAATACACCATTCAACTGTATACGATAATGAGTATATAGACATACCCGAATATGTTAATACATTAAGGTTGAATTATGGTGAGCGAGTTAATTTGTTAAATGTTAATTTAAAGGGGTTGTGGGGTATCGAAGAAAACAAATCACCGTTCTTTTACGCATTTGACGAAAATAAACATGTTAGTAAGGTTACACTATTGCCTAATAAAGATTTGCCCTTATACCTATCATTTGACTTCAATATAGATCCTGCTACATGTGTAGTATCTCAATTTCATGAGGGTAGTTTTATTAACATCCTAAAATCGTACAAAATTAATAACTGCACGCTAAAAGAGTTACTAACTCGAATAAAGTCAGATTACCCAGGATATGTGTACGTTATAACATCTGACCCGGCAGGAGGTAGCAGGAATGCCGGATATGATTCAATTGATACAACTATGCACAAGATAATTAGAACAAACCTAAACTTGGGATTAAGTCAACTGCATAAGCCTATGCTTAATTTTACCCGAAATAATGCTTGGCAAGAGTTGCGTATATTCTGCAATAACATATTACAGAATCACCCTAATATTAATATTTGCCCCGTAAATTGCAAAGAATTAATACACGATTTGACAATAGCCACTACAATAGAAGGAAGCGACAAGATGCACAAAACAAGCGGTAATACTGAATACGGTATGCACCTAACGGATTGTTTTATGTACACATTAGCAACTTGGTTTAATAAATTTGCAAAGAGAAATATATAATTATGGAAGCAATACAACCGAAGAAAAGGCGAGAGCCGGTAAAAGTCATCAATCACAACGGTAAAGAGTACAAGTTTTATGAAGTCAATTTTGCCGATGAAATTATGTATCAGCGTTATATAATGGCTGAAATCAAAGAAATGTATATTCGCTTTGGTTTGTCCGAATCATTTATTAAACAATTAGTTGATATAATAGAAGATAAGACATTGAATACAAACGATTTAAAAGCGTTGAAAACTGATATACTTGCAATTACATCAAACCTAAAGAATAGAATAGGTATGATAGCAGAACGTAGGTTTTATGCAGAATTAGCATGTGTATACTTCATGTTAGAAGATGAACCCGTAGAATTTGACGAAGAAATAAATCGAAATAAAATAAAGCTATGGAAGGAGAGCGGGGAATATGATTTTTTTACGCTAGAGGCGTTCAAGCGCACAAACGCCTCACAAAATATATTGAAGAAAGATTTATTAAGCGTCTTCCAAGCAGTCGAAGAACGAGTAAAACAGATACCGGAATTGATACACAAGTAGAATTGTATATTGAAACGCAAAACTATCTAATATTCTCATTGGCAGATCGTGACCCAATAAGAGTGCGCGAATTAATGACCTGGAGCGTTGAAAGTATATACCAGTTCTTAGTGGCTAATAATGTTTATGCTAAGAAAATCGAAAGCGCAAAAAAAACTGCTGAAAACAGAAATAAAAAGGTGTAATTTTGACTAAAATATATATCATGAAAAATATATCAAGATTAATATTATTTGCATTGTTCATGTTATTAATGGCTGGGTTGTTTTCTTGCAAAAAAAATAAAACTGCAAATAAAACAACATCAAGTACTTACGATTTCACATGTGATTACTATTGGTTAAATTATAATCAACAAACATGGTCTATTGATACGATATTGCAGAACTCGGTAAGTATTATCAACTGCCAACAAACAGCTCAACAATACGAAGATTCAAATCAAAGCACCAATATTGGTATGTGGTTCATGGACTGTAATTAATTAATTATGAGTAACATATTAGACTTAATAGCTAAGGTGTCATGGGACACAAACGAGGACGAATTAAAGAAAACGAACGACTTATTGAAGTCGGAAGATAAGTTACTTGACGAATTGCGTTTAAAAGGTAGAAGATTAGAAGAACAGATGGTTAAGACTAACGACCCGAAGAAAGTAAGCGCATACAATAAGGAATTGCAAGATGTTGCGAAAACAGCTAACCGCATTACTGAAAGCCAAGAAAAGCAAAAGAAAATAACGGATGAATTGAGAAAAAAACAAAAAGAGTTGCACGATGAATTGCGAAAAGGAGGTGATGCAAGTGTAGTGCAAGGGTTATTAAAAAATTTGCATAAAGTCGAAAATCAATTAGACGTATTAACCAGTAAATCAACATCCGTAGGTAGTAAGATTGGAGGTTTAGGCGAGAGCATTTTACAAGGGTTTGGCATTGGTGCTGGTATGTTTGGCATAGAGCAGGCAATTAGTAAGGTTACAGAATTAGGCAATATTGCTATACAGGAAGCACAAGATGCAGAGCGTATAACAGGTGAATTACAACGTGCTTTAAAATCAGTCGGTAAAGAAAAGTATTTTGACGGACTAATTGAAGAGGCGAATACGTTGCAAAAGAAATTCTATGGTTTATTTGACAACGATGAAATTGTAAAAGCACAAACTGCATTAGTTAATTATGGCAAGTTAACACGCGCTGAATTATCGCAGTTAACACCCGTAATACTTGAATTGGCGAGTGCAGAAAAAATAGACTTAGCTACCGCAACGGATAAGATTATAGGCATATTAGAAGGTCGCGGAGGTGCTACATTGCGCGAATATGGGTTAAGTGTAAAGGGCGTTAAAAGCGAACATGATAGGCTTAACTTAGTATTGAATGAATTTAATAATAAGTTGATAGGCAGTGCAGAAACTTATGCGAATACTGCAGAAGGTATAGAACGAGCGAACAAAGTAATGGTTGCCAATATTGAAGAAAGTATTGGTAATTCATTACTATCATTGAAGCGCAAGATATTACCAGCTGTTAAATCTATATTAGATTACATCAACTATCAAATATCAGATTCAAACGAAAAATTAAAGATTGTAGGGGGTAACCTTGTGAAGCAAACGGGTTCAGATGCTGAACAATTTGCAAAGATGTATGTTGATAAAGTCGATAAGGCAATTAAAGAGGGTAAAGTAAAAGAGGAAGATAGATATAAGGCAATTGTAAGGTATTATAATAATGCGGAAAAGAAATATGTTGATTCATATAATCGTATTCGGGAGCAACATTTGAAATTATATGATGCGTCTAAGAATACTGACAATATAGATGTTAAGCGTTTGAACGATGAGATGGCAATGGCTAAGTATAATCTCGAGAAAATACGGTCATTGCGTGCTGAATTTATAAGCGGTAATGCAGTTGATAAAACATTAATTAATCCAAACGCTGCATTTTATGAAGAACCGGAAGCTAAGGGTAAAATCGAGAAAACAAAAAAACTAATTGAAAAAGAAAGCAAGAAAAATCCTATCAATTTAACCGTTGATTTCTCTAACGATAACCTTGAGAAGTTAGCCGAAGAAATTAAAAAGAATTTGCTTGAAAAATTAAAACAAGCAGAATTATACGGCAAGACTTATTTGCAAGCAATAGATAATAATGTATTGCAAAAAGGCAATGAAACAACCGATTCACAAGCTAAAGAAATACGCGATTCGATAGAGTTGGCGCGAAAAAAAGCAAAAGAATTAATAGATGAACAAGAATTAAAAGATAAACGCAAACAGTCAATTAATGAGCAAATAGATTCAATTAACTCATTAATAGGTGCATACTCTATGTTAGCTGGTGCTATTAATGAAGCCTATTCGCTTGAGATAAAGAAAATAGACCAATTAATTAGCAAACAAGAACAACGGGTAGAAGATTCAAAGAAAAATGCGACAGCTTCATTGAAAATTGAACAAGATAGGTTAGACGAATTGCAACGAAAAAGAGAAAAGTATGAACGTGCGCAGCGTGTTATAGATGCCAGCGTAGTAGTGGCGAATCAAGCGGTTGCAATTAGTGGAGCAGTTGCGAGTATTGCAAGCCAAAAGAACCCAGTATTAATAGGTGCGCAAGTATTAGCAATTATAGCAGGTATCGCGGCTTCGGTTAATGCAGTAAGGTCAGTATCGGTCGGTTATGAAGATGGAGGGTATACGGGTGATGGGGCTAAAAGTCAAGAAAGCACACAATTGGGGCGTAAACCATACACGTATCATAAAGGGGAGTTTGTAATGGACGCAGCGTTAACAGCTGATAATAGGGATTTATTTGAAGGAATGCACAAACGCGACTTAATAGCGCGACAAATTGCAGATGGATATTATATGGTCGCGCCGAAAGGTATAGATACTGATAAGGTCGTAGCAGACCATTATACAATAAAGAATAACACTAACTTAGAGCCGTTGATTTATGAAATGCAATCGATGAAGAAACTATTATCACAACGAGAGGTTATAGTTAGTAATAATTTTGATGCTGATGGATTTGGACAGTCAATAGCGACATCATTAGGTAAGG